AGAATTAAAGAAATATTTTATGATTTTGATGCAGATATATTAGTATTAGATACTCAAAATGCAGGTTTATCAATAGCTGATGAATTAGGTAAGATAACTTATTCTGAGGAAAGAGATAAAGAATATCCTCCATTTAAATGTTTCAATGATGATGAAGTTGCTAAAAGAATAAAAAATAAAGATGCATTGCCTGTATTATTTAGTTATAAAGGTCAATCAAAAATAAATGAACAAATGCATTATGCTATGAAAGATGCATTAGATAGGAAAAAGTTAAAGTTATTAATAAATTCAGTTCAAGCAAAAGATTATTTAGACACCAAACCATTTTATAACAAAAAAGATGTAGGTTTAGATCAACAGGTGTGGTATGAACTAGTTTATGTTCAAACAGATTTATTAATAAATGAAATGGTTGGATTGAATCAAACTATTAGTAAAGGAAGTCTAGCATTGGAAGAACCGACTGCATCAGCAACCAAAGATAGATATATTTCATTAGCAATGGGAAATTATTTAATAAAACAATGGGAATTAGATTTACAAGATAAAGATGATGAGGATGATTGGTCAGATGCACCATCATTCGTAACATCATATTCAGTTCAATAAATCAACCACAATTCTAAACAAAATATAAAACTAAAGGAGGTGAAAAACTATTGCCTACAAAAAAAGAAAAAACAACAATATCAGTTGAAGTAGCAAATGATATATTAGATGCTTCTCAGCCAATAACATTGGTTCAAAATGAAAATAAAGAATACACTGTTTTTGCTTCAACACATATAAAAACAGATAATGAATTAGATTTTGAACAAGCATCTTATAATTTTGGTACTAATCAACATTTAATTAACAAAATAGTTAGATATGAAAATCATTCGTATAATACTACACCAGAAAAATTAAATATGTTAGCACAAGGAACACAAAATCATATTCATAAAGTATTAGAAGTGAATAGTTTAATTAAATATTATGCTAATAAAAATGACTTAGTTGGTATTGTTATTGGTACTATAGAAAATAACGTCAATACAAATTATAAAATATCATTTCCTAAATTACCTGACAATGTAAAAAAGAAAAATAAATTAAAAGATAAAGTTGATACAATTTTAAGTAACTTTATTGATAATGTTGATTTAAAACTTCAAATAAGAAAAGAAGGAATGCTGACATTTACTGAAGGAACATATTTCACATATCTAAGAAGTAATAGTGATGGTACTTATGGAATATCTACATATCCATTAGGATTAGTTCATTTTACTGATTATATTATTGACGGTGAGCCATTGTTATATATGGATATGATTGAATTAAAAAGTAGACTAGCGATAACACAAGCCAAGTATAAAACAATTAAATCTAGTTTTATTAATTTTTCAGATAATATAGAAGATGAAATACAAAAGAATTACCCACCAGAAATATATGAAGCATATAAAAATAATTATAAATGGGCAATATTAGATCCTAAAAGAACTGGTGTACATAGAATTAATGAATTAAATGGTATATATGGAGTATCGCCTATATTCAAAGCTTTAAATGCATTACTTATGCTTGAGACAATAGATAATATAGATAGAGAAAATATACTTGTAAGTTCAAAGAAGATATTTTATCAAAAAACTAGAAAAGAGTTAATGGGAAATGACGGACAAAAAACAAAGAACTTTGCAGAATTAAAATTTGCACAAGATGAATTAGTTAAAGCAATGGGGCAAAAGGTTGTTATATATACTTCTCCTGCTTATGTTGAAGATTTACAAATAAAAGAACCTAAAGCTGAATTAACTGAACACTCAGTTATTCTAAGATATAAAAATCAAGTATTAAATAGTTTAGGTATTTCATTTTTAAGTAATGAATCTAAATCATCTTTTAATAGTGTACAAGTTTCAGTTGATGAGTTGCTAAAGACAGTTAATAAGATAGTTTATCAATTTGAAAATACATTAAATAAATATCTAAAAGTAATATGTAAAGAGAATGGTATTGATTCAGCATATATTCCAGTAATTAGTATAGAAAAATCTGAATTGTTATCAGATGATGCCAAATTAAAGTTTGTAGAATTAATTTATAGTAAGTTAGGTTTCAGTTATAAATCTGTATGTGAGTTATTAGGAATGGATTATAATACTGAAGTTGAAAGAAGAAAAGAAGAAAATGATAATGATGTAGATAAAATATTTAGCCCACATTTAACATCATTTACTGCAAGCGATAGTGAAACTGGTATCATTGGAACAGAAGGAGATTCAACCACTAATTCAAATGGTTCTGAAAAGAATAAAAATTTAGACCAAAATACAGAAAATAAAGCAAGAAAAGATGGTCAATTATAACAAAATATATTTGAAGGGAGGTGAGGAAGAAAATGAATGATAATAATTTAGTTTTAAATGGGGAATTATTAGAACTCTCCTCAAAAGATAATGGTGATTTAGTTGGAAAATTTTTAATATGTCCACTTGATGAATCAAATTTAAATGGAGTCGGACTTCGTGAATCTGATTTATCACAAGATGAATTATTAGGATTAGCTACTAGACCAGTGCAATGTAAAGTAATTGATAAAAATGGTAAGTTAGATTTTGGTAGTCATGAAGCAAAAGTAACATATGTAAAAGATGAGAATGGTAATTTAGTTAAAAAATATGTTTTTGATACTCAATCAGTAGGTTATCATACAGAAGTTTCAATAGAAAATATTGAAATTGATGGTGTAACTAAACGATGTATAGTTGCTGTAGCATGTATATGGGCTAGATATGAAAATGTTATTTCAGTTATTAATAGATTAGGAATATCACTACATACAAGTTGGGAAATTGCTTATTCTGAATATTATATGGACGAAGGTGTTAAATGGATAAAAGGATTAAATTGGCTTTCAAATTGTTTATTGGGAAGTAATATATCTCCAGCATACGGAGTCGCAGGATTACTAGAAGTGGCAGAAGAAGATCAAGAAATTCAAATCTCAAACGCTTTAGTTGAAGACAATGATGCTATTAAAAAAATAGAACAATTTAATCCTATCAATACAAGTAATCAAACTGATAAAAATTCAGTTGATAATAAATTAAATAATGAAGATGCACAAAGCAATGAAGGAGGAAATAAAAAAATGGTAAATACAAAAAAAAGTAAACAAATAGAAAATTCATCTCTAACTATTGGAGATGTTTATAAAGCTATTTATGATGCATTATGGGATAGTGAATATGACCCAGATACAGTAATAATTCATCCAGTAGAACAAGAAATTTTAATTCATGAATATGATGATTTGGAAGAAAATTATATTCAAATTCCATATATAATGAATGAGGATGGTACAGTTGTATTAGGTGATGGAACATGTGTGGCAATGGTATTTATGCCACAAGCAACATATAATATGCAATGTTGTGAATCTACACTAGCCAAAGAAAAAGCAACAAAAGAATTAGATGAAGCAAACGCTACATGTAAGAAAAAAGATGAGGAAATGTCAGAATTACAAAATAAATTAAAAGAAAAAGAAATAGAACTATCTTCAAAAATTAGTTCTATTGTTGATTTAGGTAAAAATATTTCTGAAAAAGAAAGTGTAATTGCTGAAAAAGACGAATTACTTCAAGCTAAAGAATTGGAACTTTCTGAACTAAAACCTTTTAAAGAGGAATTAGATAAAATAAATGCAGAAAAAGAAGCTCTTGAAATTGCTGAAAAGAAAGAAACATTTAAAAATGAATACTTATCAACTAAGTTAATTTCTGAAAAAGATTTAGAACTTAGTGAAGTCAAAGAAGCTATTGAAACTATGGATAATTCTAAGATGGAAATATTTATTGCTCAAAAAGTGATTGCTAAAGCAAAAGCTGGAAAATCACAAATTGAAGTTTCAGAATTAAATAAAGAGCCAAAGGTAGAAGTAAATTTAAACTCAACATCTAATAATGATAAAGAATTTAGTTTTGCTGATGTTAATTGGAAATAAAATAAATCAAATCAAGAAGCTATTGATAAATATACTAATATATGTTAATATTGGTATAGGAGGTGATTGGAGTTGGAACAAAAACAACGTTCTTATTATGTAGCTGATACAATTAAAGAAATGACATTCTTAGTAAAGAAGGATTGTATATTAAAAAAAGTTACGGATGATAGAAATAATCCTAGATATAAGGTATTCCTATTTGAAGATTCACCTTATTTACAAGAATGTTTAAAAGATTATAAATAATAAAATAAATAACATTTTATATTCATAGAAGATTAAAGGAGGAAATAAATTATGCAAGAAAATAAAAGTAAAACAAGAAAAGTATTCATAGAGGAATTACCAAGGTTTACAGAAGGAAGGTATAAAAGTAAGATTAACTGGTTGGGATGTATGGGTTGTAAAATCTATTTCATATATGATAATATTGAAGGTTATATTGAAATTATTGGGTATGACATTGAAAATAGTAAATTAACAATTAAATACTTGGAAAATATTACAAAAATTACTACAACTAATTTTGCTAAATGTCAACTAGGACAAGTATTAGGAAAAATAACTAGAGATTTTAAAGTAAAGATTGGTACTAGATTTCAAGATGATAAAAGAGATATTACTATCATTGATAGAAAAGTAGACAAAGATAAATATGAAACTGAATGGAAATACTACAAATACAGATGTAATAAGTGTAGCTTTGATTGTAGAGAACATTGGAGCATAAAAGATAAAGAATATAAAGAAGAATTATGGATTGAAGAAAATATGTTATTATCAAGAAAGCAAGGTTGTTCATCTTGTTCTGGTCATATAGTAGTAGAAGGAATTAATGATATTCCAACAACTGCACCAGAATTAATTCAATATTTCTCAAATGGATATGAAGACTCAAAAAAGTATACTAAATCTAGTAAACAAAAAATTAATCCGGTCTGCCCTAATTGTGGGAAAATCAAGGAAAAATCAATGTCGATATGTACAATTTATAAACAAGGTATATCATGCTCTTGTTCTGATGGATTCAAATATCCAAATAAATTTGCATTAAGTGTCCTTGAACAATTAGGATTAGATTTTGAAACTGAATTTACTCCTGAATGGATTAAACCAAGAAGGTATGATTTTTATGTGTCGTCTATTAATAAAATAATAGAAATGGACGGAGCATTAGGACACGGGAATAAGAAGGATTTAGAAGGAAGAAATTCCACAGAAACGAAAGAAATTGATGACTATAAAGACAAACTTGCACAAGAACATGGAATTGAAGTTATTAGAATTGATTGTGATTATGATAATAATGACAGATTTCAATATATTAAAAATAATATTCTAAAATCTAATTTATCAAAGTTATTTGATTTATCTAAAATCAATTGGGAAAAAGCAGAAGAATTTGCTTTATCTAATTTAGTAAAAGTTGCCTGTGATTATAAAAATAATAATTCTGAATTAACTACTTTAGACATTGCTAATCTAATGCATTTGCATAGAGCAACAATTATCAGATACCTTAAACAAGGCACAGAAGTATGTTGGTGTAATTATGACGCTAAAAACGAAATTAGAAAAGCCGTTGGGAATAATGGGAAAATGGGTGGAAATTCAGTTAAAGTATTCAAAGATAATTTTTTATTAGGGGTATTTCAGTCTGTTTCGGAATTATCAAAACAGTCAATAAAAATATTTGGAACAACATTAATTAGACAAAATATATCAGAGGTTTGTAAGGGTATAAGAAAAGAATATAAAGGTTTTACTTTCGAATATGCATAAAATAATAATAAATACAAAGAGAGATTAGATAAATTCACTAATCTCTCTTTTATTATATAAAAAAATAAATTAAAAAAATTAGAATAATGAAAGCGAGGAAATAAATTATGTTAAGAAATTTACAAACAAATGGAAACGACTATGCAAATGGGCAAAATACAGTATCAGTTGATATGGTAAGGGGGACTTTTGTAACTACTGATGAATCAACCAAAACACTAGCACTCGCAAACTCGATTGCTGGAGCAAAATTATTAGATAGGGGTACTAAACTAACAAGAGATGTTGCTCAAGGTTTTGCTATCTCTGTTTACGATACAGATCAAGATACAATATTAGCCGGAGAAAGAGGATACTTAAATACTTTAGAAGGTAGATGGGCTACAACTGAATACAATTCTACAGTTAATGCATCACTTGCAATAGGTAGCTATTTAAATATATCTGCTGGAAAACTAATCGCTTCACCATCAAATGCAGTTACAATAATTAAATTTATTGGACTAGTTCCTGATTGTGGACATACATTAGCTGGGTTTGAAATAGACGCAA